TGCCACAAGATGGGTACACCTATGAAAGTGGCAGGGAGATTGAGAAGGAGAAAGTGATCACACATGAACCAGTCAGTCTCCCTCAGGGATTTTCGTGGTGTAAACCACCCCTCGAAGAAGCGCACAAACTCTTACATGATCATTATGTATGTGATGAAACGTTTAGATTGTCATACTCCCTCGAAACCCTCAAATGGGCCGCCAGTCATGAGAATAGAGGTATCCGCGAAGATGCCTCTGGTACACTCATTGGATACATCTCAAGTGTACCAACCAAAGTAAGAGTGTGTCAAGATGTACTCCCAATGGTCCAAATCAATTTCCTTTGCGTTCATCCAGACTATAGGGACAGAGGATTTGCTCCAGTGCTCATCGGTGAAATCAAGAGAATTGCTAATACCGAGAATGTATGGCAAGCCATTTACACGGCGGTCACAAAGATACCTGGATCTGTCGCCAAAAGTTCATATTGGCACCGCTTTCTCAATGTGAAGAGACTTGTGAAGACTGGATTTTACCAAACAAATCGATTGAGGGAAAAATACTTTGAAATTCGTGGGAACTCTCAATTTAGAAGAATGACTCAACGGGATGTACCAAAAGTTACCAAGGTGCTGAAAAAGTACTTTGAGAGTTTCAAGGTGGCACCCCACATCGACAAAGAATGGGTCAAGCATTGGATGCTCCCAATTCACTCGTATGTAAACGATGAGACAGATGATTTCATTTCATTCTATGAAATTCCCTACGACCGCGTTGATGGACGGGACACTGTCAAACAGGTTTATAGCTTTTACATTGTGGGTGATGTCTACAATGATGCTTTTGTGCTCGCAAGAAATCAAGGCTATGATGTATTCAATACACTTGATATTGGTCAAAGTGGGGAAGACTTGGAAAAATTAAAGTTTCTCAAAGGTACTGGTCATGTCTACTATTACTTGTTCAACTGGTTGCCATCTTCACCAGTTGGTCCTGAAGATATACAACTTAAGTTACCTTAAAAGAATGAATAATTAAAAAGGTATGGAAGAGATCCGTCGTAATCACAACAATGCCAAGAGGGAACTCATACAGAGTGTGACCCTCGAGGGGCATCAAATCCTGGATGTGGGTTGTGGCTTCGGTGGAGATCTTCAAAAATGGCACAGGTGTGGGGCAAATATGAGTATGTGTGATCCAGAGTCATCAGCCCTTGTAGAGGCCAGATCCCGAGCCAAAAATATGCACATGCGGGTAAACTTCTATGAAGGTGACATACACGATTGTCCAAATAGAAAGTTTGACATTGTGTGCTACAACTTTTCACTTCACTATATTTTTGAAAGTCACGGAAAGTTTTTTAGTTCTTTGAGGGAAATCAAAAAGAGAATGAAACCTGGTGGGAGGCTCATAGGTATCATACCAGACTCAGAGAAGATCATATTTAGAACACCCTTTAAGGACCAGGTGGGTAATTTCTTCCTCATGAAGGGACATGGTAACGGTGGTTATGGTGAAAAGTTATTCGTACACTTGGTGGATACCCCGTTCTACGCCGATGGACCCAAGTCAGAGCCAATAGCCTACCGTGACCTCCTCGTGACACACTTAGAAGATATGGGATTTAGATTAGAACTCTGGGAGGGGCTCGCAGGCAACCCAATCTCAGAACTGTATAGCAAATTTATCTTTGTATATAAGAGATGATCGCGTTTATTATATTGATACTCGTGAATTTGGTAATACTGACACAGACCAAACAACCTCAGGCACTCGTCGAGGTCAAGGAGAAATATCGTATCCTCAGAGAACACCTCATTGAGACAAATAATGAGAAATTTCGCAACCTAAAACGTTGTGTTCCAATTACAGCTTTCTATCGCATGCGTGAATCCGTCGGCTACAATACAAACAAGGGGCAGGAGATTGCTGTGTGTCTCGATGGGTCTCCAAATGAAATCTTCCATGTCCTCATCCACGAGTTGGCTCACTGTACAGTTGAAGAGTATTCCCACTCAGATCAATTTTGGAACAATTACCTTGAACTCCGTGACATGTGTGTAAATTTGGGTATCTATGAAAAGATTCCAGAGAGAACTAAGTTTTGCGGACAGCACATTCAGGATAAATAATCTTCTTCCCACATATTAAATGAAGACCCCCTTTAGTGTCTTATTGACTGTAATCGCGTATTATCTAGTGATATATGGTATTACAGTCATACCTCATATGAGTAGTAACTATTACTTGAACTTAACTCTGATGACATTCATTATTCCAAATATTTTCCGTCATATTGTGGGAAGTGTGCCAAGACTTGCCGTTGATAGATTGTTTGTATTGTCGACAACAGTTATCGCGTTTTTGATTACATTTTTAACAAATAAACTTATGAGTGATACAAAGGAGGCGGTTGAGGAATATGGGAGTGACAGAAGCAAGACGCTTAAATTGAGTGCCTTGCTCATGACAGCATTCACTGTTGGTGCTTTAATTACCTATTATTCAGGTATTGATAATTCAATCTATTCAAATATGGGTTGGGAATCAAATCAGGGTTTCACAATGTAATTTTTTGCGATGTAGAAAGCCAATGCCGCAACCAAACCGGTTGAAGCCAAGCCAACCATACTTCGGTTTCCTTGTTCATTGAGAAACTTCGGAATTGAAGTAACGAGCTTGTCTTGAACTGGCTTAGACACAGCGATAGCTGCAGCTAACCCCGCGACGAGGGAAATCAACTGATCGTCTGTAAGGTTGAAAGGATTCTTACTTTCTGGCTCTTTTTCCTTGGTTTGGGGCATTGGAGCAAATCCACCCTGGGGGTTTGGCGCTGTCATCTGTGGCATCATACCCTGCATTCTGGGCTCATCCGTCATCATTGGGGGTTCCATCATGATATCATTAATTGGAGTAGAGTCCATCGTCTGTTTACTTTGACTCATATTTTTTTCAGGTTCGGAATTATCCACAAATGTCGTAGATTTATTGTCACCAAGTGGAACCATTCCATCCCCATTATCCGATAAATTCATGGTATTTATATTCGTAGCCATTTGATATATTCATATGTTTTTGAATTATATGAGTGACGCAGCCGTGCTATTTTGTCTTGGTAATTTTAAGATTTGTCTTTTTAGTTGCCTTTTTAGCATCATCCTCCTTCTGCTGGAGATACTTTGGATTGTACATTTTATGGTGAAGTCTCCAGAGGTCTGGACTCCCAACTCTAAAGTTTTTGCGTAAAGTTGCCTTGTACCAAAAGACACAATCTGTTATTTTATTGGATTTAACGGTGTTATCTAAAACTAAACACTCGTAGTTTTCAGTACAGGCGTCCATCACTTTACAAAACATATCAAAAGAAGGAAATATACCAAAAAAAGATTTATAGAGCTTTTCCCTGTTCTGTATGATGTTTTCCCTGAGAACAAACACGTAATCCACATTGGCACGCAGGGCTGGTGGGAGGTCCATCACATATTGCATCGTCAACATAAAAAAGATCTTCCAGTGTCGTCCGTTCATAAAACACTGACGAATACATGTATCCTTTAAGAACTTACTATCGTACATACAATCATCGAGAAGCATAAAAGCTCCACAATTGTTTTTACCTCCACCTATCAATTTTCTCTGTCTAGCCATTACCCTCTCTATTGCATCTCTGTCGTAATCACCGTACACGAAGAGATCGGGAATAAACTCCGAATAAAAATGATTTCCCTCTTCTGTACCAGACAATACAATTCCTGCTGGTAAATGTTTCTTATAGTACATGATATCTTTTACCAGTGTTGACTTCCCAGTATTACGCTTACCTACAAAGACACACACCCGATCGTCCGACATAGTCTCGGGTTTGAATTTCCTCAATTGAAGATTCATTCTACAGTAGTGTCCCGTTTTATTTAGCAAAATTTTACTCACATAATGTAGGAATGTCGGGTCGTTTAAGACTTGCCGCCACTGGAGTCCAAGACCAATGGCTCACAGGCGATCCACAGTTTTCGTATTTCCTGATGAATTTCAAGAGACACACGAAATTTGCAATTGATTATTTTGAGAACCAATTTGATGGTGACATAAATTTTGATAGTATAATAACTTGTCGTGTTCCGAGTGACAAGGGGGATCTCATTAAAAATATGAACCTGAAAATTACACTCAGCGATCCCACACCAGACACACCTGGCTTTAACGACTATTATTGGACACCCTCTATATTTTCACATCTTGTCGAATATGCTGAACTCATCATTGGTGGACAGATTATACAACGAATTACAGGTGAATACATTTATATGCATCAACAGTTACACAATACAAACGATGACACAACACAGTCGTTGTATTTTTTAAATGGGCATGGAAACTTTCTCACATACACAGGCGACTACACATATTACATTGATCTTCCGTTCTATTTTTATAGACACCCGAGTCTCTCTATACCAACGTGTGCACTCAGTAAACAAGAAGTTGAAGTTCGTATCAAAACAAGACCTTTATCCAAACTTGTATATGGTGGTGCAGCTGCAAATACAACTGCACGTATTAAAAAGATGTCCCTAGATGCAGAGTTTATCTATATTGAAAAAGACGAAAAGAACTTCATAATGTCGAGACCTGTCGAGTATGTCATTACACAACTTCAAATGTCACAATTCATGATGAAGCCTGGTGAAACAAAGCGTGCAGTTATGCTTAATTTTAAACACCCTGTACGAGAGCTTCTTTTTAGTTGTACCCCCAATGCCTTTTCCGAAACTGGAAATGCACCGAATGAGTACACAACAATAAAGAATGTGGAATTGCGCTTTAATAATGAAGTTGTTTTTAACGATTCCACAAAGTTTTTGGTATACGAACAAGCACTCCGTCACCACACAAATTCACCACTCGTTCTAAGCAGTTTCGCACCCGCATTTGGCGCAACTGTGTTAAAATCTGATTTTGGGGTGTATAGTTTTTCACAAAATCCAGAACTACACTATCCCACTGGACAGGTAAATATGAGTCGTATAATACATAAACTATTTACCATTGAAATAGAACCA